AGACACGCGCGCACGCTGGTCGGCGTCTTGCCGACGCCGGGGTCCCACACCAGCATCGCCCGGCGTGACTGCGCCAGGAGCTTCGCGCCCTCTTGCTGGAAGGGCATGAGTTCGAGCCCGGGCTTCATCGGGGCGTATCTTTAAGCATAGCCACCGCCTTGTCGGCATAAGCCTCGGCATTGAAGCGGCTCATCTCGACGGCGGAATACTCAAGATTTGGCTCGTAGCCCCGCCACAGGAAGATGATCGGCCACTCTATGGCTCGGATCGCCCACGCCTCGCTGTTGACTGTGAGCCAGATATGATCGTCGTGTTGTTCGCTCATACGAATTTCGCCCCGGTCTCGGTGTCCAAAGCGAACCGCGCCAACAAAAGAGCGTCCGCGCGTCCGTGATGTTTTTTCAGGCCAAGCATGCGCGCCGCGCCGGGATAGAGCCGGATCGCCAGCTCACGCGAAGCATCCTTCGGCAGCCCCGTTAGCCGGAAGTGTGTCTTCCATCTTGAAGGCGTTACAAAAGAGACAGGAACGTCCGAACCTCCCGCCACGCCGATGCACACGCCGTAGGCAGTCCCGAACGTGAACGTGCTGGCGACGCCCTGGCCGGGCATCGAGGCAACTTTCTCGATCACGGCGAGTTTGGGCCGGTGCATGCTGAAGATTGCCGCCAGTTCCACTGCACTGAGAAGCTTGGCGAACCGGGGAAGCTCGCCCATGTCGACGAACTCGCCTTGTCGCCCAAGCACCGCGAACGCGCCGTTCACGCCGGGGTCTATCGCGAGGATCTTTGAACGTGGCTCGGGCGACATTCGCGCTGGCCTTGTCGCAAGAAAACTAAGGTTTGTCGGGCTCGGAAGACAACCTGCCAGACGCACATCGGCACGTCAATAGTTTTGTCCGTTCCTGTGTATAATTTCCTCGGTTGGTTGAAATCCTTGGCGTTTTGCAATCCGATGGTTGTAGTCGACTATAATGCTAATGGCCATATTCATAGGGAAAAATACCTACGGGCCTTGATTTGTCTTGACATGTTTTGTATGGACGTGTCTGGTTTGCCTGTCCAAAATGTCTGATGTTGTCACAAAGTGTTCATAAAAAGAAACTGACAAATGTGTGGAGAGGAAAGTGCTCAGGGAACCGCCACAGGGAGAACCTACCGTGAGAGCGCCAACCAGAAGACTACCGCCCGCGCCAGCGGGCGCGGCGGGTCGCACCCGCGTCATGCAGATGGAGCTAGAAGCTTTCGCCAGCAGACTACAGCACTTGCGCAGCGAGAAAGGCTGGTCCCAATCGGACCTCGCACGAGACGTGTGGGGCGTAATAAAGACTAAAGCTGGACGAGAGGTCGCCAAGAACCGCGACCGGATCTCGGCTTATGAAATGGGGAAAAGTTGGCCAGACCCTCACAACCTGATGAAGATTGCGGAGGCGCTGGGCGTGCCGCCGGAGGAACTCGCGCCAGACATCACGGCGGCGACAGTGGACAGGCAGAACCCCGAGATCGCTATCATCGCAGTCGCGGGGCACGCGGACAAGGTGCATCTCAAAGTCAACAAGCTGGTGTCGATGAACATCGCGACGATGATCATGCAGCTTCTCGACTACGCGAATTTGCTGAACCACGGTCAAGCCGATCCGCACGATCCGCCGCGATTGCATCTGCCCGACAAGCTCAAGATCACGCAATTGGGCTGCGCGCCTTCCTGACCGACAGCGAGGCTGGCGCGCTGGTCAAGCGCAACGCGGAGACGGTCGCCAGATGGCGGCGCTGCGAAGGTCTGCGCTTTGTCCCCGGACGCCCGTGCCTGGTCGAACTCAAAGATTTTCTCGACTTTTTGGAAGCCCGTAAATGCACGAAGCACAAACATCACCTTACAAGCTCGCCCTCAACCGCAACGCCCTCTGGGAAGTCCGCTGGAGCGAACACAACGGCAAGCGATGGGTCGTCCGCACTTGGAGCACGGGCGCGTCAGAGCGCGCACAGGCGGACGCTGCGGCGGAGCAGTTCTGGGACACGCGCCGCCTTGTCGTAGCTCAGACAGGCGCGACGCGAGTTGGCGATTGCCTTGAAGCCTATCTGCGCTGGAAGCCCAACCAGCGCTGGCCGCTCAAGCCAGTGCAGGATTTCTTCGGACGCAAAGCGGTTATCGGCTTGAACGGCGACAAGAACCGAGACGACATCGCGGATTACCGGGAATTGCGCACTCGACGCGGGATCAAGCCGGGCACGATCCGGCGGGAACTGGGAGCGCTGGTCGCGGCGCTGAATTGGGCGGTCAAGCAAAAAGGCTACGGCCTTACCAAGCACGACCTACCCAACATCGAGCTAGGCGCGTCCTCGCCTCCTCGTCTCGTGTTTCTTTCGAAGCTCGAAGAGAAAGATTTTTGGAACCGGGCGCTGGCGGACACGACCAATGCAGGCGAACTCTCCCGGGTCGCAAGGTACGTGGCCTTGGCGTTGGGCGCGGCGCAACGCAGCGAGGCCAACCTCGATCTGACCTGGGATCGCGTCGACTTCGGGCGCGGGCTGATCGACTTTCGCGTGCCTGGCGCAGTCGCCACCAACAAGCGCCGCGGCGTGACGCCTATCGCCGACAGGCTTCTCCCCGTGCTCAAGCGCGCCCGTCAGGAGAGCATCGCTCGGAGCGAGCCCTTGAGCGCGCTGGTGTGCGGTCCCGGCGCAATCAGGAGCGCGTGGGAGACTTGGCTCGCCAAGACGCCCTACAGGCACATCCATCCGCACGATCTGCGTAGAACGTGGGCGAGCCTCGCGGTGCAAGCGGGCGTGCCCATCTACGAAGTCGCTTCGGTGCTCAACGACGACGTGGCGACGGTCGAGAAGCACTATGGCGTGTTGCGCCCTGGTCACTTAAAATCCGCCATCAATGCGGTGTAGGAGAACCCCCTGTGAGCGATCCCGCCACTAAAAACGATCTCGATCAACTCGAACAGCGCATCGAGCAGCGTATCGACACCAACATCGCCGGGCTTCGGCAGTGGATGGTCGAGCGCGAAGTGCAGTCGATCCGCTGGTTTGTCGGCACGCAAATCGCCTACGTCGTCGTCACCCTTGGCGCGATGTACTTCATGCTTCAGCGCCTTCATTAGGATGTGGGATGGCTGAAGGCGAGATCGAAAAGCTCGGAACCAGCGGCGGCTACCGTCTTGATCGTGTCTAGTGTGTCTGTTATGTCTTCCTCTCGCTTTATAAACGAGAGGGATATGTTATGGCAAGAGTTCCTGGAGCGTCGCTCGGGATATATCCTACGACTGTTAACAGGTGGAACCGCCCCTCATCTGAACCCCCCAAGCGGACCACAGTGGGTGTCGCGCTCGACGACGTGACGCTTGAATGGCTTATAAAGCAAACTCATGTCGAGCGCAGATCCCTTAGCGAGATCCTCCGGCGGGCAATCCGTTTCGAGCAGGAGCGCGTTAAAGCCCTCGGAACCAGTCCTTCAGCTGATGATTTTGACTTTGGGCGGGTTTAACTTCGCTTTACAAGCGATAATCCGGTTTTGTCACTTTTTTCGCGAAGGCTGGAAAAAGTCTTTGTAAATCAGTTTTCTATGACATCCTACCTTCGTATCCTTCTTTACCTTACTGAAATATAAATAGTTACGTATATAAAGGGGAGACAGGGGCTTCCTGCGCGTGACGCGCTACGCGCACGTATGCGAGCATTTCAAAAAACGGTGAGGATGCGAAGGTTCGTAAGGCGCCCTTTGATTTAACAGGGCATTTTGGCCTTCGCTTTTGCTTTCGGACCCTTCAATTTGCGAAGGTCGCCCGGATTTGCGAAGGTTGCTTTTGCCCCTGTTATCAATGGCTTATGCCACAGAGGGGTTCTTCTGAGGTAGGGGTCGCACAGACCGGGGTCCATGTCAAGGGGTTTGTCGACACCGACCGACACGACAGGATTTCGGTTTGATTTTAATGGCTTGGCTCGCCAGGATTTCCGGGGCCGCTTTTCGCTCTAAGGCAATTCGTTTCCCCTGGAGGGGTTCGGCTGGGTCCGCGCCCGGGGCCCTTTTGCCCTATAAGGCGTTGATTTTCGGGCCTGTAACGGGCGAGGGCCCGCCCGCGTTCGGGCCCGTCGCACGCCCGCGCTCGCGGGTCGCGCCCGCGCCGTTCGAGCGCCCGCCGGGTCGAGGGAGGGTTCAGAAACACGGCGCGCCCAAGCCACAGCGCGGCCCGCCTATAGGGGGGTAAAAAATTTTCGGTGTCCCACACCCAGAATTTAAAACGCCCGTCCTGGGGCTTCCTAGGGCTTCTTAGAGGCCAAACGAAAACGCCCGCCTTTGGGGCGGGCGTTTGGGGCTCAATCGCGGTGGATGCGTTGTGCTGCTTTCCATCGGTCTAGCCAATGCTCGGGCTCGGGCTCGGGCTCGAGCTCGGGCGGCGGATGGCCGCGCGCCGCGTCTCGTTCTCGCTTGCGGCGGTTTTCATCCTGGACGCAACCGTAGAAAACGAGACCCGCCGCTATTACAACTAAAACTCCGATTAGCATCGGTTTTCCTCCCTTCACGCTACGCGCGGCGCGCCTTCGTCGAGCGCTTTCACCAGTTCCGACAATCCCACATTCGAGAGTTGTGAGCAATCGCGGACCATGACGGCGCGTCCGTTGAACGTGCGGGCGAGATTGTGCGTCAAGAGCCCGATACCGACAATCTCCACGCCGCGCGACTTGTACCAAGCGCAAAGCGCCGCGTTGGCTTCCGCCGGGAAACTGTCGTCCCCATCGGTCAACGCCAGCAGGATCCGGCGCGACACGCCGCCGACTTTCAGCAGGCGCTCGGCGCAAGTTTTCATCGCTGGCAACATGCTTGTCCCGCCCGCTGTCTGTAGTCCCGCCACGGCGCGGCGCGTGTCATTCGACCATGCTTTGGCGAAGGGCTTAGGGGTCCACAGTCGATTGTCGTCAAACGCCGTAATCTCAAACTTGACGCCCGCCGCCTTCAACGCATCGCCCATGTGCAGCGCCATCGCCTTCGCAGCTTGCAACCGAAAGCCCTTCATCGAGCCCGACACGTCGAGCAAGAGCCCGACTGCGGCCTCGCGGCCCTCGTCTTCGACGCGGCGCTTGAACACCGTGTCACGGCCCGACATGATCCCAGACAGGTTGCGCAGGTCCAAGCGCCCCGAAACTTGTCGCCGCTCGACGCCAACGCGTTCCGGCGATTTGACGGCTTGCGTCAAGTGTCGGCGCAATTTCGCGGGCGAAGCAATCGCGGCGCTCGCGCGTTTGGGGTCCCCGCCACGGTCAAGCAGCGCCTCGCGATGCGGCGTAGCGTTCAAAACGATTGCCGCATGTGCAGCGTTCGCTTGCACCGTCGCGAGGCGTTGTTTCGCCTCGCGCGCCGCGTCCTGCGCCAAGTCGTCTAGGTTTGCTTCGCTGTAGGTTTGCGTGGCGTCGGTCAAGTCTTCGACGGGCGCGCTCATTTCAACTTGCGCGCCGCATCCGCCAACGTTTGACGCGCCCTCGCTTTGGGCTTCGCTCTTGGGCTCGTCTTCGCACTCAGACGCGCCAGGAATTGGCTTGGGCTTGTTCTCGGGCTTGTCGCCTTCGCTCTCGCTCTTGGGCTTCTCTGGCGTTCCTAGCGGTTCTGGCGCGCCGTCATCGTCTTCGCTCTCGGGCTCGGGCTCGGTAATCTCGCGTTCGCGCGGCGGGAGGGGTTCAGATGGGCGCGCGCCGTCGCCCTTGATGGGTTTGGGCTTCGTCTCGGGCTTTGCCTTGGGCTCGGGCTTCGCCTTGGGCAGCGCCGCAGCCATCGCTTGCAACTCGCGCGCCAGCGCCAATGCATCGCCAGTCGAGCCTAGCCCGTCGAATCGCGCCAGCGCATGGTCGAACAAGGGCAACCACTCGGGTTTGACGCGCGAGCGCCAATCGCTTGGAAACGTCGAGCGATAGCCCAACTTTTCCGAGAAAATCACGATGTTGAGCACGAACGAAAATTGCTCGGGCGCGTCAATCGCGAAACCCGGCGCGTTCATGGCTCGCGCCACAATGTGCGCGTTCAACGCTTCCAATAGTCGGCGGGCTTCGCTGACTTGCAGCAAATCGCCGCGCGAAGCTTTCGCTTCAATGCGATTGTCCTCAAGGGCGTTTGTCAAACCGTGCAAACCGTTGCGCCGTGACTGCGCCACGGCGTTCCAATCGGTCCACAACGCGTGAAGCAATTCATGCACGGTGTACGCCGCTACGAGGTCCGCTTTCCAACGCGGTAGGCGTATCTCAAGCGGAAACGAGGGCATGCACAAAGTGAACGATGGCGGGCGATACCCGTCGCCTTCGTCGCACGCAATCGCCGCCGTGCCAGGATACGGGCGAATGCTCCATTTCGCCCGCGCATCGCCGCCGTTGGCGACGTACAAGCGTAGACACGTTTCGCGCGCTGCGTGATAGAGTTCCATCGGTAGAACCATCTTTGCCATTGTCGTTTAGTCCTCAGTTGTCAGTTGCAAAATAAGACACGGGCGCGAATCATTCGCGCCCGTCGAGCGCCTCAGAGCGTGTCGTTATCGTCAGGAAACTTGAGCCCGTCGGCGCTCACTGCGCCTTGCGCCCGCGTGTCGGGCGCGTTGGGATCAATCGTCCCGCGCGCAACGCCGTCAATCGTGGCGTGTTGAGAGCGCAGCGACTGCGCTTCCAGCATCAAGATTGTCTCGCGGTCTTCCGGCGAAGCGCTGGCGACGATGCAACTCTGAAACGCTTTCGCGCTCGACACGCCAATCTGAACCGCCTTCGCCCAGCACAGCAAGCGCCTAGGCGTCAGGCCTATGGTCAATTTGCCAGCGTCAGCGTTCGACCGCGTCAGCGAAGCATATTCGACCATGAGGCGCGCGCACTCGGGCGCAATGCCCGTGTGGCTTGTCAACATGGCGATTTCGCTCGACGCGGGCAGAAACGAAAATTCGACGCGAAACGCGAACCGATCCATGAACGCGACGTTCACAGCTGCAGTGTCGACGTACCGCCCGCTATCGTCGCCGCAGCCTGCGGTGTTGTCGCAGGCGACGATGAACACGCCGTCCGCGGCTCTAACCACTTCGCCCGTCGGCAAGTGGATCTCGCGCGTGTCGAGCGCCGTTTGAAACACCGCCAGCGAGCCCGAACGCAAGAGCGTTGGCTCGTCAATCAAGATGACGCAATGCGGAACGCGAAACGCCCGTGTTAACTTGCCGTCGCGCCATTCCATGCCGCCGCCTTTGCGCGGCATTTCTTGGCCGATGATCTCTTGCGGCTCGGTTGTGCGGTCAATCGGTATCCTAACGAACGGACGGCCTAACCTAGCGGCGTATTGGCGAACGCCTTCGGTCTTTCCCGTGCCAGCATGACCGAAAGCCCATGCGTTCATCCCGGTTGCGTCCGCCGCGCCAAGCTGCGCCAACGCCTCGACGTTCCAGACGTAGGCGGGATCAATTGCGGGCGCTTCGCTGTAGTCGCAGACGTTCACGCACACGTTTTCGAACGCGTAGCGATACGCCAACGGCGCGGCGCTCTTGGGCAATCCGAAGGCGGCGTACAACATGCTTTTGCGCAGCACGTTGACGACGGGCGCGGCGCTCGACGCGTCCTCGACGCCGTCAGCGTTGCGCACAATCGTCTTGGTCACGACGCGCGGGCCCTTCGTCGCAGCCTCGACAAACGGCCGCAACAGTCCGGGCATCATTTGCGCCAGATGCGGCGTCATGTGCGCGCTAGCGGGCGCTAGAGCCTCGGCAATCAACGTGTCTGCGTCTTTCCCTTCGAAGCTCTCGCCTTCGTTGGCGACGTCGAGCGCTTCGACAGGCGGCGGAGCGGCGCGGGTTGCGGGCTCATTGTCCATTTCGTCGCTTTCCTCGTTGTTGGCGTCAAAGACTGCGGCGATAGCGGCGGGCGCGTCTGGCGCGCGTCCCGCGCCGCCTGCTTTCGACGCGGCGTGCATTGCAGCATTCGCCACCGTGTTTAGGCTTATGCCTGTCCCTATGATTGCCGGATTGTTTGCAGCGTTGGAAAAGAACGCGACGAACGCCGCGTTCAAATCAAAGCCTAGATCGTCGCAAGCTTGCCGGATATCGTCGCCAGTGATCGCCGACGAACGTCCGTTCCAGCCTTTCAGCGCCATGTAGCGCGCCCATGTCGGCAGCGCCTTCAATTCACTCAAGACATGCGGCCTAAACGCCCGGCCCAGTTTGATATGTGCAAATTTCGTTGTCATTTCAGGTACTTAGCTCTCGTTTGCAGCAGACACAAGCGTCCGCTGGAGCGCCAGACATACCAGACACGCGAGACAACATCAAACACATTCATACAATATCAGCAGGCTTTTCCGATCTTTTTTGGCGTGCTATCACGCCCGACATGTCAGACACGCAATTCAGCGCTCTTGATTGGCGGCCATCGGCCAAGCGCGCGACATATCCCAGACAACGCGCGCACGGCGGTCAGAAACAAGCGCCAGCCGCATTCTTAGCGGCGGCTAAGCTTTACGGGCTCGCTAACGCCCGCAAGTGCGATCATTGCGGGCGGGTCGCAATGCGCGAGACAACGGTTTGCAGGTTCCATGGCGGAGGAAAGATTGCCTCGCAGTCGCGCCCTTACATCAAAAGCGCCCGTCGCGCGGCCCGTGCGGCGCAAGCGCCCGTCTCAGACTGAGACAATCGCAGACACGCCAGACACGGTTGAACTCGCGAAGCTAACTTTGCAGAGCATTTGCAGAGACTTAGCAGCACCTGCTGCGGCGCGCGCTCAAGCTGCGCGTACACTTTTGGAGCTCGCTGGAGCGCTCAAAAACGCCACCGCAGACACCGCCAGAAAAACCGCGCCAGAACTCACGCTGGCGGAGCTTGACGAGCGGCTTGAAGCGTTGGCGCATGACGCCGCGTGACTGCGCAGGCACCGCTAACCCATTGATTTTGCTCGTATCTGCGCTCCCTTGGGCAGGGAGCGCCCAGCCCGGCGCGAGCGGCGGCAGGCCCACGCCTTCGCCCCCCGGGGTCTGTCGCCGAGGTCGCGAGCCCGTGCTCCGCAGGCAGAGAAAATTCGCGTTGTCCCAACTTGAGAACGTTGTTCACATCACACTTGGCGATCTTAAAGTGTTACATTAAGCAACGCTGCTAAGTGATGTCCGGCAGACACGCCGACACGGCCTCCGACGACCCTGGCGTGGTCCTTAGCCCCGCCGGGATCGTGTCGTCATGTGCTGCTGGGAGGTTCTCATGCGCCGTCATGCCTGCGCCTGGCGTCCTCGAACAAGGCGATCATGTCGCTTTCGTCGTAGCCTCGACGCTTCATCACCCGTAAAGCGATGTCGAACAACCGCATGAGAACCCAACGCCTGACGGGCTTTGGGAGCAACATCAACGCGCCCTTGAGCGCGCGGCCAAGCGGCGTTCCGCGTTCTGCTCTTCGCCGCGCTTGTATGATTTCGTTCTGGGTCAGGCGCATCGCGTGTCCTGGGGGTTGCGTCGTCGCGTGCTGTGGATGTCCTGGGAGGTTCAGATACGCTTGTCGCGGCTCCAGACGGTGTTTTTGTCCTCCAGTCGGTGCACGCGCGTCTCGATCTTGGCCCATCTTTCGCGCATTTCGTGCGCCAGCTCGTCGATCTGCGCCCGGATGTCCCGAAGCTCCGCCTTGCTGTCGCCGAGTTGCCTGAGGATCTCGTACTGGCTGAGAATGGCGTCCTGAATAACGCCGTTCTGGAGGCTGAAGCGCTTGTAGCCGCGCCACACGGCGACCGCTATGACAATGGTGAGGACGACAATCGCTGCTGTTTGGACGATGTCGGTGAGGGCGTCAAAACCAGGCATGGCGGCTAACACCCCAGTAAAGCGGCGAAACCGAGACACGCCAAACACATATCCGTGAACATCGTCAAGACGAGGGCGGCGACGGCGAGGGCTGCGCAGGCGGCGCGGGTCCTGGGAGGTTCGAATAAGCCTGTCGGCAGACACGCTCGACACGCCTGACAAAACCCCGTATAGCTCGCTTCCAGCGCCGCTTTTTGGACCGCTCGGCATGGTCCGTCGCCCTTCTTTCGAGAACGGCTCATGGCGTTTCCGAAGCCTCCCGAAAAGATCGTCCCCTTCAACAGCGGGCCTGTCGCCCCGCACGACATCGGCAGACAGTTCGACGAGCACCGCCGCGCGACTGCGAACGTCATCGATTTTTTACGCACCGTCATGCGCGACGATGGCGTGGTCAGGAACGGCTCCGTCGGTCCCGAACAGCTTTCGCCCGAGCTGCCCGAGCTGCTCGCCAAGCGTGCCGTCGGCGCGATTGAAGACCTGCTCGCGTCGGTGCGCGCAAGCGCCTCGGAAGCCGCGGTGTCTGCGGCTGAAACGCGGGCGCTGCAAGGCAGGATCGCATCGCTTCAGGTGCAAATCGCAGCCAGCGCCGACGCGATGTCGCGCGCGTCCGAGGAGGTTCGAACACGCCTGGCGCAGCTCGACGCCGAGGTTGAGACGCGTGTCTCCGCCGCGTTGGGAACTGGCCTGCTCGGACCTCAGTTGGCGAACTTCTACGCCACCGACGAACAAAGCGCAGGCCCGCTGTCCTCGGACTACGCCCAGGTGAGCATCGCCTGGGCCGAGTACATGAACGGCAATGCGACCATTCCGCCCAACATTCTCGCCATCAACGCGATCACCGGCGATCATTGGTCGTCGCGGTGGTGGGCCAATCGCGCCGCCAGCGCCTTCGGGATGATGGCCTGGTGGTATCAGGGCGCGTGGCCGCAGCCCGGGCCGCCGACGACGCCGAACACGCCGACCGGACAGCCGCTTCCGCCTGGCTCGATCTACTACGACACCACGCTTGGCGCGATGCTGGTGTGGAACGGCTCGACCTGGGTCAACATGTCGTCGCCGCAGAAAGGCGCGACGGCGTCGCTCTACTATCTTAGCGCCGCCGGGCAGACCGTGTTTCCTCTCGGGACCGCGGATCGCAACGGCAAGACTTTCGCCTTTAATCAGACCAATCCCGAAGGCGTGCAAGCCTACGTCAACGGCGTGCGGCTCGAGCCGACCAATGACTTCACCATCGACACGGTCGGTTCGACGATCACCTTCCTGCGCGGATTGACGCTGAACTCGATTGCCACGTTCGACCTGCTCACGCCAGCCGCGCAACTCACGCCGAGCGGCACGGTCAACACGGTGTTGTTGAACCCCATCGCGCCCGACGGGACGACGACGCACTTCACCGGGCTCACTGTCGCCATGAACGGTCACGCGGTCAACGTCGCCAAGAACGAGGAGCTTCTGGTGTCGGTCAATGGGGTTCAGCAGAGCCCCGGCGCGGCCTACAACGCCAGCGCCGCGACCATCACTTTCATGCAAGCGCCGGAAAGCGACGCCGTTGTCTTCATCATTTGGTTCGGGCCCGCCAATCCATGAGCCTCTCGCGCGCCTTCGATCTCGCCCAATGGGTCAACGAGCCTTCGAACATCAACGACGGCGTTGTCGTGTCTGCGCTTGGGCCGCCCTTTACGGGCGCGTTCAAGCCGCTTGTCGTCGGGTCTCAGCCTGGCGTCGTGGTGGGTTCCTCTGTGCCTGCGGCGAACGCGCAGGGGCAGATCATGGTGTCAGGCGCTGGTCCGGGCTTCGCGTGGGGGCTCGCTGCTGATCCCGCCGCGGCGGCGAGCGTGCCGCCGCCAACTGCGCCAAACCAAGTGATCGTGGCTGACAGCGTTCCGTCGTGGCAACCGACGACAGCGAACGCGCTCGTGCTCTTGGGCGGTGCGTGCATGCTCGCCACCGGAGGCAATTTCGCCGCGGCGGCGAAGCTAACGTTCGCGACGACAGCGAGCATTTCGACCTGCATCGACGGCGTCGATCCGACGAAATCGCAACTCGATAACTTCACTCTCGACTGCGGCACGTTTTGACCCTGCGTAGACACGCGACATAGGGAGGCTAGACAGCCAGTGACGACCAGAGTTCAGATCATTCGATCCTCGACGCCGGGAGCCGTGCCTGCCGCAGGCACGCGTTCGCCTGGTGAGCTGTGGACGACTTTCCCTGACCTCCAACTGGGCGTGATCGACGCGACTAAGACCGCGCAGCGCCTGGTCGCTGTGCGCTATTTCTCAGCGAGCGCCAATTACGCCGTCGGCGACTTTGTTATCCAGAGCGGCGTACTCTACGCAGCGAAAGTCGCAGTGACGGCGGGGGCGTTCAACGCCACCCAATGGACCCAGATTGGCGCAGCGACGGATGCTGGCGGACCTTATCTGGCGATTGCTGGCGGAACGCTGACCGGCGCGCTTGTTCTCAACGCTGACCCTGGCGCGGCGCTTGGCGCGGCGACCAAGCAATATGTCGACGGCAAGGTGACTGCGGCTCCATTCCTGCCGCTCGCGGGCGGAACGCTGACCGGGCCTGTCACGCTTTCCGGGCCGCCGATCATTCCGCTGCACGCTGCGACCAAGGCTTATGTCGACAGCGGCGCGTTCGTGCCAATCGCTGGCGGCACGATGACCGGGCCGCTCGTGTTGGCCGCCAATCCCGCCGCGCCGCTTCAGCCCGCCACTAAGCAATATGTCGACGCTCTGCCGGTGGCGATGAACGACAACAGGGTCATCAACGGTGACATGCGTAGAGACGCTCGCAACAATGGGGCGAGCGGGACGGCGAATGCGTACACAGTTGATCGATGGCGTTATTATTCGTCTCAAGCGGCTAAGGGAACATGGCAGCAAGCTATAAATCAAGCAAGCGATATCGCTACGACAGGATTTGGTTGTGCTTTAAACTTTAGGTCATCATCAGCTTATACCCCTTTAGCAACTGATTACTTTGGGTTTCTTCAAGCTATTGAAGCCGATCAGATTGGTGACTTTGCTTGGGGAACCGCCAGCGCACGTCCCGTCACTTTGTCGTTCTGGGCCTATTGTACTCTGACCGGCGCCTTCAGCGGGGTGGTTCAGAATTACGCGACCACTCGTTCTTATCCGTTCACGTATTCGATCCCTGTCACAAACACTTGGACGAGGATTGCTATCACAATCCCCGGCGACACGGCCGGAACATGGGTGCTGCAAGGCAATGGCGGCGCGCTTGATCTGTTATTTGATCTGGGCAGTGGGGCGACTTATCGCGCCCCAGCTGGCGCATGGGCGAGTGGCAATTTTCTGGGCGCAAACGGCGCAGCCAGTTTAGTCGCCACCAACGGCGCGTCCTTGTTCCTGACCGGCGTCAAATTGGAGATCGGCAGCGTAGCAACGCCGTTCAACCGGCAGTCGCTGGCTGAGAGCATGGCCGATTGCCAGCGGTATTATCAGATCGTTTCTACTACGATGCGTGTATTGGCGACTGGCGCGGGGAACTACGGTTGTACGGTGAATTTTCAAACAATGCGGGCGTCACCAACCTCAGGTGGGACTTTAACGACTGGTGGAAACGCAAATATCTCCGCAGCTAATATTTATGTAAACAGCTCTAATTCCGCTCGGTTCGAGATTACCAGCCAGGGCAGTGGCGATGCTTACGCTATTGCTTATGCTTACCCGTTAAGCGCGGAGCTTTGACCGTGACCTATACGCAAATCTGGGACAATACTCGCAATCAACCTCACGACAGCATGATCCAGCGTGACGAGGATGGCGCGTTCATCCCGTTCGATCCCGACAACGTCGACTATCAGGACTATCTGGCGTGGCTCGATGCGGGCAACACACCGACGCCGTACACGCCGCCGCTGCAGGCCAAGGAGGCTTGATGGGCCGGGCGTTCGCCATCGCGCTGTTGACGCTGTGGGCGGGGATCGCTGGCGTGCGCGCGCAAGTCTCGCTGGCGTGCAAAGACAGCCAGACCCAGGAGCAGGTGCGCAAGGTGGTGCTTGAGGGCATCGATCAAGCGTTGAGAAATCAGACCGTGCGGGTGTTCGACCTCTGGATGAGGGACCCGAGCGACCAGCCCAAGCGGGCGCTGACCGGGATGGACGCCGCCATCAGCGCCTATGTTCGGGCGCGCGCCAACGCATCGAAATGGGCTCCGCCGCTTTGTTCTGGGGAAAAGCATGATTGAACCTCGCGCATGCCGCGCGGGCGTAAAGGGAGAAGCAAGCAATGGCGAATAATCCGTTCCTGTGTCTGGTGTGGGCTCTGAGCGACCCGCCGCCGGGCATTCCGGGGCTTGGCCCATCGCACCCGTGGGTGCCGCCGTCGCCCGGCGCGCCTACGCATCCCATCGCGCCGGGCGGACAGCCTCCGGGCTATTGGGGCGGGGTCGCGCCTCCGCACCCCGATCAAGGGCTCCCGGGCCAGCCTCCGGGCTATTGGGGCGGGGTCGCGCCTCCGCACCCCGATCAAGGCTTGCCCGGAGGTCAGGGAGGTCGCCCGACGCACCCGATCCATATCCCCGGCGTACCGGATCAGGGCCTGCCACAGCCCGAACCGATCCCGCCGGATCAGGTCACGCCGCCCGAACTTCCCGAAGGCCACGAGGATGACCTGATCATCGCCGTGCGCTCGCCCGCAGGCGAGTGGAAGTACTCGGCCTACGACGTGCAGCCTGATCAGGGCATGCCGCAACCGACGCCGCACCGCTAAGGCAAACACCATGAGCCCCCTCGGCATCGTTCTCCTGATCGTTCTGATCTTAATCCTGTTCGGCGGTCTCGGCGGGGGCTCGTACATCAGCGCCTGGCCCTACGGTTATGGCTACGGCCACGGCGGCGTCGGGATCGTCGGCGTGCTCGTCGTCGTCCTGCTGGTCCTGCTGGTGATGCGGATCGTCTAACGAAGGAGGTTCAACTATGGCGTTCATTCCTGGCGGCGGTCGCCCGAGAGGCGGCCCTCCTCCAATCCCTCCCCCGTTGGGCGGTGGCGGCGCTCCGCCGATGGGCGGGCCGCCCGGCGGCGGCTTAGGCGGCCTTCTGGCGGCGCTGTCGCAGCGGCACGGCCAAGCTGCTAGCTTGACCATGCACCCGGGCCCCGGCGGCGCTCCCGGCGGCATGCCCCCAATGGGCGGCGCTGGTCCTCCGGCCATGCCGCCTATCGCGGGCGGACCGCCCCCTGGCGGACCTCCCGGCATGGGCGGCGGACCTCCGCCTGGCCTCCCCCCGATGGGCGGCCCGCCGCCCGGCATGGGCGCCGGACCGCCGCCAGCTCCCAGACCGCCGATGGTCGGCGCGGCTCCAGCAGGCCGCGCGCCGCCGCCACGCGGACGCGCGCCAGGCGTTCGCATCAAGCAAGCGCCTGTGCGGGTGTCTTAGGAGGGTTCAGAAATGACGATTGGCGACAAGAGCGCCCAGTCCTACGGCTGGCGCGCCAAGTTGGAAGCGCCTCTGCCCGACGGCGAAGGGATCAAAATCCCCACGCCGGGCATCGACCAGCGTTACACCGATATTCGTCATGCCGATATCACCGTCGCCTCGACCAACAAGGTCTATCGCGACGGCGACGCCGGGATTGATCTGGCGTTTGACATGACTGAAGGGGCCGAAACCGTCGAGGTGTCCAACCACACCGGGCTCGAATGGCCGCTCGGCGACGAGATCTACGTCTATTGCCCGCACCTGCTGGCCGAGGGCAATAACGAGTGGGATCTCAAGGGCCAGATCTGGGACTTGCAGCAGCGTGTGAGCGCTTTGGAAGGCGCAACCATGCAGCAGACGCAAAAACCGCCGAAGGACGCTTCTGAACCTCCTAAGGCTGCTTCCGCGCCGGTCAAAGCGGCGATCCCGCCCGCGAAGCCGCCGAATTCGCCGACGAGAGGCCCAATTCCGCCAGTAAGGGGCCGATGAGCGACCGGATCGAACTCAGGAAGCTGCTCGAACGCAAGAAGGCGATCCTTCTGGCGCGCGACGACGTGATCGCGTTCGCCCGGTTTATGATGCCGATCCCCGACGCGCAGGACGACGTGTCTGTGTCGCTTTACCGGCCCGTCAAACATCATCGCGTGCTTGGCGCGGCCCTCGAACAGGTCGAAAAAGGGGTCTACAAGCGGCTGCAAATCACCCTGCCGCCCAGACACGGCAAGACCAAGCTCGCTTCGCACCTGTTCGCGGCCTGGTTCATAGGCCGAAACCCGGAAAAATCGCTGATTTGCGCCACCTATTCCGAGAAATTCGCTTGGGATCACGGTCGAGCGGTGCGCGACCTCATCGAAAGCCCGCTTTTTCGGCAAATTTTCCCCAAAGTGCGCCTCAAATCCGGTTCTGCAAGCATGGACCGGCTCGAGACCGAGGACGGAGGCGTGCTTTTCTTCCTCGGCAGGGGTTCAGGCGCCACGGGGCGCGGCGCAGACGTGATTTTGCTCGACGATCCGACCAAGGACCGCAAAGAGGCCGATAGTCCCACAATTCGTGAGCAACTTTGGTCCTGGTACACCCAGGTTTTGCAGACACGGCTGATGACCAAGGCCGGAGCCATCGTGATCATCCAGACACGCTGGCACGAGGACGATCTGATCGGGCGTCTCACTGATCCGCAGAACCCCTGTTACTCGGAGAGCGAAGCCAAGAAGTGGCGGGTGATCGATATGCCCGCGATTGCGCGCGAAAAAGACGTTTTAGGCCGCAAAAAGGGCGAGGCTTTATGGCCGGAGCGATTCGACCGCGAATATCTCGACAACATCCGCGAAACCGACATTCGTGGCTTCCAGGCGCTCTACCAGGGCCGCCCGACGCCGGAAGAAGGCTCCTTCTTCAAGGCGGTTCATATGCGCACCTACGCGCGTGTCTCAGACATGCCGCCGAAAGAGAGACTTCGCTTTTATGGCGCGAGCGATCACGCCGTGTCTCTCGAACAAGGCCGCGACAAGACGTGCTTAATGGTGGTGGGCGTCGACGATCACGACCAGATGTGGGTCCAGAACGATCTTTTTTGGCAGCAGGCAGACACGTCTCTTGTGGTCGAAACGATGACGATCCTGATGGAGCGTTACAAGCCGTTGTTCTGGTGGGCCGAGAAGGGCCACATCTCGAAGAGCATCGGGCCGTTTTTGCGCAAGAGAATGCTCGAAAAGCGGGTGTTCTGCTCCATCGATGAGCTTACCCCCGTCGGCGACAAGCAGACACGCGCGCAGTCGGTGCAGGCGCGCATGTCGATGATGAAGATCCTCTTCCCGGGCTTCACGCGCTGGTGGGCCGAGGCGCACGACCAGATGCTGAAATTTCCGCAAGGCGCGCACGACGATTTCGTCGATACGCTCTCCTTGTTTGGGCAGGGCTTGTACAAAGTGCGCGGCCACCGTGTGGCCCCGAAAGAGAGCAAGGAGCCCAAGCAGGGAACGTATGGCTGGGTGATCGAGAGCGCGGAAAAAGAGCGCAAGCGCGAGCGCGAAAACGTGACGGTTGGAGGCTGGTGACATGGCGGACATGACCGCGCCTCCGAACCAACCCGGCCTCTTGGACCAGCTTCTCGCCGATCAGCCGGGCGTGCCGCTCGATCCGTTGATGGCGCAAGAGAAACAGAACGAGGATCTGCTCGACCGCGATCCGCCCGATCCGCCGGAGAGCCGCAAGGAGTTGGTGTCGCAATGGGCCGACAAGGTCAAGCGCGCCAAGAAATACTGGGAGCCTGTTTTCAACCGGATGAAGTCCGATCAGGATTTCGCCGCGGGCTATCAATGGTCGAAAGAGGAGAAGGACGACCGCTACACCGCCAATCTCACCTTGCGCATCATCGCTCAACGCGTGGCGTTCTTCTACGCCAAAAACCCCAAGTTCGAGGCGTTTCGGCGTCAGCGCATCCTGAACACAGTGTGGGACAACGAGCAGACCACGCTGGTCGCGCTTCAGCAATCCGCGGCGCAGATCTCGCAGCAAGTGGCGATGGGGGTGATGGACCCGGCGATGGCGCAGCAGGCGCAAGCGCAGGCGATGCCCATTCTTCAGGACGCCGCTCGCGTCAAACAGGAGGAAGAGCAGCTCGGCAAAATCGGCAAGACGCTCGAACTCTTGTTTCGCGCCAACATCGACGCCGCGCCGCAAGACTTCAAGCAAATGATGAAGATGACGGTGCGCCGCGCCTCGACCACGGGCGTCGGCTATTTCAAGCTTGGCTTCGAGCGGGTGATGCAGAAGAAGCCCGAGATCGAGCAGCGCATCGCCGATATTTCGAACCGCCTGTCGACGCTCGAACGCATCTCCGCCGACATCCACGACGACCAGACCGACGAGAACGGTCCCGAGGCCGAGCAGCTCCGGCTGCTGTTGAACGACCTCAAGGCGCAGACACAGGTTGTCGTGCGCGAGGGCCTGACCTTCGACTATCCGGTGTCGACGGCGATCATCCCCGATCCAAAGCTCATGTTCTTGCGGGAGTTCCTGGGAGCCGATTGGGTGGCGCAGGAATACGTTCTCTCGCCTAACGACGTGAAGGAGATCTACAACGTCGATGTCGGCAAGAGCTTCAACGCCTACAAGGGCGTCGACGACGGCGTGACGGTCACGTCGCGCAGCGGCTTCGTCGTGCTTCAGGACAAGACCGCCAGGACCGACAATCGCGAGGGCAACGACGGGCGTTCGTGCGTCGTGTGGGAGATCTGGAACCGGAAAGATGGCCTTGTCTACACGATGTGCGACGGCTACCCCGACTTCCTGCGCGAACCGGCGTCACCCGAGGTCTACACCGACCGTTTCTGGCCGTGGTTCGTCGTGTCGCTCAACGAGGTCGACCATGAAACGATGGTCTTCCCGCCGTCGGACGTGAAGCTGATCCGCGACATGCAGATGGACTACAATCGCGGGCGTCAGGGCATCCGCGAGCATCGCCGCGCCGCGCGTCCGAAGACCGTCACCGCGGCGGGCATGATCGACGCGGAAGACCTCGAAAAGTTGTCGAACCACCCCGACAACGCGATCATCGAACTGAACGGGCTCCAGCCCGGCCAGAAAGTCGACGATCTCTTGCAGGCGTTCAGAGGGCCGCCCATCGACCCCAACCTCTACGATGTCGAGCAGGTCTTCACCGACATGATGCGGGTCAGCGGCATTCAGGACGCGAATATCGGGCAGGCGGGCGGCTCGCCGAGCGCCACCCAGTCGAACATCGCCGAGGCTTCGCGCGCCACCGCGATGGGCGCGAACATCGACGATCTTGACGACGTGCTTACATGTTTTGCCCGCGCCGGGGCGCAGATCCTCCTGCAAGAGGTGTCTGTAGACACCGTCAAGCGGATCGTCGGCGAGGGCGCGGTGTGGCCCGACATGTCGCGCCAGCAGATCGCCGACGAGCTTTGGCTCCAGATCGAGGCTGGCTCGACCGGGCGTCCCAACCAGGCGCAGGAAATCGCCAACGCCGAGCGCATCTTCCCGATGCTGATGCAGTTGCCGGGGATCAAGCCGGAATGGCTGGCCAAGGAGCTGATCAAGCGCCTCGACGACAAGCTCGACATCACCACTGCGTTCCAATCCATGCTGCCGTCGATCATCGCCATGAACGGCATGGCGTCGCGTTTGGCGCAGGGTCCGCAGGGCCCCGGCGGACCGATGGACTTCCCGGGCGCAGGTCCCGCTCAAGGCCCAGCGGGAGGTTCGAATGCGCCGCAGGGACCGCCGCCGGGCGCGCAGCGCCCGCCGGGTCAAGTCCCTGGACCGCCGCCGCCGAACCCCATGCCCGGGCCACCCCACATCGTCGCGTCGGGCGGAAGATCTGTTGCCTAGTGTCTTTTTTCGCGATAGACACCACAGGCACGGGCAGACACGCCCGTGGAGACACCGACGTAAATGGCAGACCCGTC